ACTTATGGATAAAGGAGTTTGCTCCTGTCTATAACTCTGGAGTCAGAGTGGTTACACTACCTCATACAACATGGGTGTCAACAGGACAAATACAAGCAGCGTTCCCAGAACTATTCATCAAAAATACTATACTACGAGAGGTTACAAAACCTAGTGAGATAGTATCATTAGCAGAAGCAGGGTTTAATTATATCAATCTAGATCGTGATCTCATGAGAGATCAAGAACAACTAATACGTATTAGAAAAGCAAAGGACTACTGTAAGTTCTTAGGTAAACCTGTCATGTTATCAATGCTTGTCAATGAGACATGTTGGGGTGGTTGCCCTATCATGCCAGAGCATTATCAATACAACTCCACAAGAACAAAAGACGATCCTATATTCTTTGCTAGTCCTATTAGTAGGGTGTCATGTTCTACTTGGGATATAGAACATCCAGAGGCAGATCTTAAACAAGCAAACTTACCTCCATGGAGAGATGACTGGGAGGAAATGCTAGAACTAGGAATTGATACTTTTAAACTACATGGTAGAGAGAGTATGATGAGACTCCAAGAGAGCATGGATCTTATCAAGAGGTGGGCAGACGAAGAAGAATATATGTTCCCTGAGTATAAGAAATATGAAAAACAATTAAAGATGAAAGAGTCACCACTTAAGAAGTGGAGAGAGAAAATCAAGACATGTAAGTTTGACTGTTGGGACTGTAACTATTGTGAAGCAGTTGTAGAAGCACACATGAAGAAGTCAGAGTTAGTCATGCATCCACAGGTAGAAACTTGTATAGAAGCATTTAATAACTCAGGTAAGTATCTGTCTAATCATAGAACTTATGATCCTAAAGATCCTACTGCATATTACAATGTAGAGGGATTGTCATCTGCTAGAGTCAGACACTTCTTAAACAACCTCTGTTCTCAGGAGGGTGCAGTATATCTTGAGGTAGGTGTCTATGCAGGATCTACGTTCTGTGCTGCAGTGCAAAACAATGACATGGTTGCTGCATATGCAAACGATAACTGGTCACAACCTAATCTACAACCCGCAAGAGAGGACATGGATCTCGCACTAGAGAACGTGACTGTAGATACTTTTGTTAAAAACTTACAAGAAAATATAACAACGGACTCATTGGACTTTGATATAAAAGTTTTAAATGGTGACTCATCACAATTAGGTAAAAAAGATTTTGAACAGGATGTCAATATTATATTTTACGATGGAGACAACGATCAATTAAAGATGATAGAGTTTTATACACAGATGTTAACGTTCACACAGGACATATTTACATTAGTAGTTGATGATGCAAACGTAGAAAAGAATGTAGAGATTACAAAACAATTTATAGAATACAATGGACTTAAAGTATTATATGAGAGAGAACTGTTGAACGATCAAGAGGATATTAATATGTGGTGGAATGGTTTGTATGTGGTTGTAATTTCAAAATGACTTTTTTAATTACAAATATACAGAAAAAATTTTTTGGGTAATTTTTCCCTATTAGGTTTTTCGCTAAATATAACTAGTAAAAGTAATCATAGGTGCAATGGGAACTCTGAATGTCGGGACAGTTAACGCAGGAGCTGGTGTCCAATTACCTTCATATGCAACTACCAACTTACCTACAGGTGGCGTATCACAAGGATTTTTAGCATACGACTCCACGGTGGGATGTGTTAAAGTATGGAACGGACAGAAGTGGCAGAAACTAGATGAAGCAACTGTTAACGCTTCTGGTGGAAGTCAAGTATATGATTTTGGTTTATATCGTGTCCATAAGTTTACAAGTTCTGGAACATTTAATGTTCAGTCTACACAGAATGATGCAAAGATGGACTTCATGATCGTCGGTGGTGGCGGTGGTGGAGGATGCTCTGATGGTAACTGTAGTAATGGTGGCGGGGGAGCAGGAGGATTAGTATATAAGTCAAACGTTTCTTTATCTGTAGGAAACTATCCAGTTGTTGTTGGATCTGGTGGTGCAGGATACTATAACCAAGACACCAAAGGTGACAATGGTGGAGATAGTTCTTTCAATGGATTCACTGCCCTAGGTGGCGGTGGCGGTGGTGCAGGAGGTAATAACGATAGAGGTAACGCACGTGCAGGAGGATGTGGTGGTGGAGGAAGTCACCCTTACTCTGGTCAACGTCAACCAGGTTTACAACCAAGTTCTGCATCTGGTGGATTCGGTCAATACGGTGGTAACTGCACACCTTCATCCCCTGACTGGGGTGGTGGCGGTGGCGGTGGAGCTGGCGAACAAGGACAAGATGGATCTGCACCAAAAGGAGGAATGGGCGGTGATGGTTTGATGTTTGATATAGATGGTATTAATAAATTCTATGCGGGTGGTGGAGCAGGAGCAAACTGCAACAACCCAACTAACGAGGTTATACCTGGCGGACTAGGTGGTGGCGGTATTGCTGCAGGAACTATTGTCGGTGGAACAGGTGGTAATGGTTATGGAGGAGGTGGCGGTGGTGCTGGCTATCCAAACAGAACTGCGGGTAATGGTGGTAACGGTATCGTTATTGTTAGATACCCAATATCAAATGTAGACTCTACTATAGGACAGTCATCTGGTAACCCTGCTGCAAACGCATTACAAATACTTGCTGCAAATCCTGGTGCAGGAGATGGAACATACTGGATCAAACCTGTAGGTTACACAGGTTCTGCACAGGAGATATATTGTTGGATGTCAGGTGGTGGTTGGATGTTAATGTCATCTAACAACTGGAACAGTAGCACAATAGCTGGCGGTAACAGCAGGAGAAGTAGTTCTTACTGGTTGAGTAGGTCTGGTGTTCTTGGAACTCCATCTCCAAATACTGACTATATAATTGGGAGTATGATTACATCATTGGAATTTTCTGCTGTAAGAGTATTGACATGGGGTTATGGTAGCACTAACAATACTACTTCTTGGAATACTGCTCTAAGTAACCTAGGAAGTTGGGTGCAAGCTGAGTGGACATTATCAAGAGAAGGTGTTGCTAGACAGACTGAGGTTATTCCTAGACAGTCAGTTTTAATTACATCTAGTGGTATTGGACTAAGTGCTAGTGCTAATTACTTTGTGTTAGACGGTATTAAAGCAGATAATGATAATGGTGGATACAATGCTAACAACAACCAAACTACTATAGGTGGTGCGGGTGTTAATGGTAATAGTGGAGATCCCTCTACTGGTTGCTATCTAGGACATGGTTCTAGTGAAGGAAACGGTGAAGGTATCTACGCTGCTAGTGGTGGCGGTGTTGACTGCCAAGGATATACAACTTGGACTAGGTAATTTTATGACAACTGAATTTGGTTATTATGCTTTTGTCAATGACAAGGACATAGTGGAAAACGTTATTGTTTGTAATAGTAGAGATGACTTTCAAGATTTAATGCAATTCAACCCGATGGGTATGGTAGTTGGGAAATGGATTCCTGCTACAGATTCTACAGGTAGACCATCAAAAGGTAATCATTGGCATCCTACACTTTTAAAATTTTATCCACAATGCAGATTTGCTTCGTGGACATTTAATGAAGACCTCTGGATATGGGAACCTCCTAATCCAAAACCTCCAGAAGAGGTTGACGAGAATGGTTGTCTTACGCTACAATGGTTATGGGACGAAGCCACATTGACATGGGTGGAGTTAAGATCACCCAATGGTTGTGCAGATTGTGAAGTTGAAGAAGAAAAAATCGACCAGTAATTTTATAGAAGAATATCCACAGTCAATTACGTCTACAGACTGTGTTAGAATGATTCAGTTATTTGAGTCTAATCTTAAATTACAAACTGTAGGTGTTAGCACTGTAGGTTTTGATCCAAAGATTAAAGATGATAAGGAGATATCTCTAACAAAAGATTTAGTAGACAACAACCCAGACTGGGGTGCAGCAATGGTGCCAATACTAAAAGCACTACACGCTAATGTAGAGAAGTATGTAAAAAAATATGAATCGTTAAACTCTATTGATCAGTGGATGTTAGAAGCACCCGCTATCAACTTTCAGAGATTCTTACCCAATCAAGGGTATAAGAAATGGCATTGTGAAAATGTCGGTATCAAGAGTAGTGTCAGAACTTTAGTTTGGATGCTATACTTGAATACAGTAGAAGATAAAGGTGGGACAGACTTCTATCACCAAGATATAACATGCAAAGCAGAACTTGGTAAGATGGTTATCTGGCCTCCTTATTGGACACACCTACACAGATCACAGGTTAGTCCTAGTGAGATGAAGTATATTCTAACAGGATGGATGGCGTATGTATAAGTATCTTTGGTATGACACGATGTTACCTAAAGACATCTGTGATAAAGTATGTGAAGAGTTAAGGGCATCAGAAAGCAAACTACAGAATGCTTCTGTTCATGGTAAAGAAGCATCTCATGTAAGAAGTAATCAGAACCTATGGATTCCTAGTTCACATTGGATCTCTGGATTCTGTCATCACTATGTAAACTTAGCAAACGAAGATAATTTTAAGTATAATCTCAATGCAGGATATGAAGATCATATAATACAATACTCATTATACAAACCAGACTGTTTCTATAAATGGCATACTGACTACTATCAAAGAGAAGGTAGTGTAAGGAAACTATCATTCTCATTACAGTTGAGTAACTATGATGAATATAAAGGTGGAGATTTACAAATGATAGATGAGGAAAATAGAATGTATCTTGCACCTAAGAAGAGAGGATCTATAATTATCTTTGATAGTCGTATAAGACATAGAGTTAGAAAAGTTACAGAGGGTGAAAGAAGATCTCTAGTTGGTTGGATCACAGGACCTGATTGGAAATGAGTCAACTAATAAAAAATCTTGTAGATGTATCAGAGTATATCAATGATGGTAAAAAGTTATTTGAAGAACATGTAACACCTACAGAAATAAAATATAAAGTTGTAAGAGGTAAATATGTCTTAGATGATATTGGGATACCAACTCAGGTTGCAAACTCTATATCAGTATACAATAACCCTAGATATGAGATACTATATTATAAGGTAAAGAAAGAGATAGAAAGGTTAACAGGTAAACGTTTATACAGAACATATTATTACGAGAGAGTATATAAACAAAACAATGTGTTGGCAAAACATGTTGACAGACCCGCATGCCAAGTTAGTGTATCATTACATTTGTCATCTAATACAGATGATTGGTCTATCTTTTTTGAGGAGGACACAATAAAGGAGTATACAGCAGAGGTAGGAGATGCTATACTGTACAATGGTGTAACAACTCCACACTGGAGACATCCTCTGATATGTTCTAGGGATGGTTACTACCATCAAATATTCTTCCATTTTGTAGATGCAGATGGAGAGTATGTTCACCATGCTTTTGACAGATGAGAATTGTAACTGATGCAATACCTAAAGAGGTTATAGAAGAAGCAAGATCTTATGTAATGAAAAACATGGGGGACTTCAAGTGGCAGTCTAGTGAGATAATGTGGTCACCTGGTTTGAAGGTGGGTATCAATGGTTCATGTTTGATTAGAGAAACTCCTACAGAACTGAGGGAGAAACTTTCATCATACTTGTCACCTATGTTACCTCCACATGATGAGTTAGCAATTAACTACCATCTATGGCAGAGAGGTTCTGGTATAGCATCACACAATGACAACACTTATGAGTTTGGTGCAACTCTATATCTAAACGAAGACTGGAACGTCAACTATGGTGGTATCTTTGTCTGGGCACCTATGCAAGAGGAAACGATGAGAGCATTGTCTCCTACTTACAATACGTTGGTTATCAACGATAGTCAGGAGATACATTTTGTAACTCCTATATCAAATGAGTCACCAATGTTTCGTGTTACCCTACAAATATGGGGTAAGAAAACAACCTAAATAATACACTAATCATTCTAAATTATGGATGCTGAAAAGATGGTAAAGGAATTTACCGAACAACTAAAAGAACAAAAAGCAACAATCGTTGAACTGGAAAAACAACTAAGCACCAGAAAGGAGCAAACGTTGAGACTAGAAGGTGCAATCGAAGCACTTAATATGACACTCAAGGTAGAAGAAACAGATGCCACTGAAGAAGTCAAGTGAACTAAGACAACAAGAACATGTAAACTCTAGACAGTTCCATATTAAATTTGATGGAACTGCAGATACATGTCCCTACAAAGTGGGAGACCTTTATGATGGTAGAGCAATTGTATCAATTGGTTTTACCAGTAATGTTTATGGACACTACTATCATTTGATTGTAGAAAGAGATAGAACACACTTGAGAACCAAGTTTGAGTTCGATGAGAAGCATGATATAAAGTTTGTCAAACCTGTAGAGAGAATGGGTAAACAAGTCTCAGAAGGTGAAGTTCAAAAACTGTTAGCAAAGGCGGGCGACGGAACTTCATAAATATATCTGAAGGACTTATTGTACCACAGAATGAAGAAGGTAATAGT